CACAAGATTACCGTTTTAAATTATTGCAGGGTGCAGATAACCGTGCAAAAAAGATGGATATTAAAATCCGTGACCAGTTTGTACAAGGCGGTTGGGGTGAATCGTTTAATGAGTTTGTTACTGATTTGGTTACTTACCCATGTGGCTTTGTGAAAGGCCCTGTGGTTCGTAGACAAAGGAAGCTTGGCTGGAAATATGAAAATGGTAGGACTACTGTAGAAGCTGATGAGATTATTGCTCCAGAGTTTGAAAGAGTTGATCCATTTAGAATATATCCTGAGCCGGGTTTGTCTAATCTTAATGATGGTTATTTGTTTCAACATCATCCTTTAAGTCGTTCGGAACTCGCAGACCTTATAGGTGTGCCGGGTTATGACGAAGACGCTATCAGGGACGTTCTTGATATTGGTAATGGCACATCTTGGTTTAGTGAGGATGTAGAGCTTTCTAAAGAACACGAAGAAAGAAAGTTTCATACATTTAACAAACCCACTACAACTTATGATGCCCTAGAGTTTTGGGGTAAAGTAAGTGGTAAGATGCTAAAAGAATGGGGTCTTACTGACGAAGAAATACCTGATGAAGCAAAGGAGTATGATGCTAACGTTTGGGCCGTAGGTAACTACATTATTAAAGCAGTATTAAACTACGACCCGTTAGGAGAAAAACCATATGCTAAAACATCGTTTATTAAATGCCCCGGTGCGTTTTGGGGTAAAGGTATACCAGAAATTATTGAAGATTTGCAGAACGTTTGTAACGCTGCTGCAAGGGCTTTGGTCAACAATATGGGGATATCTTCCGGCCCGCAAGTCGAAGTTAACCTCGAAAGAATCCCGCCCAATGAAGACATCACGCAACTCCACCCGTGGAAAATCTGGCAAGTCACGAACGACCCGTTAGGTTCTAGTGCACCTGCTGTTAGATTTACACAACCGGATGATAATGCAAACACACTAATGGGTGTTTATGATAAATTCTCCAAGCTAGCTGACGATCATTCAGGTATACCATCATACGTTTATGGTGACCTGAATGTTCAAGGCGCTGGCAGAACATCTTCTGGTCTGTCTATGTTAATGGGTGCAGCTGGTAAAGGTATTCGCCAAGTTGTTATGCACATAGATAATGAGATTATTAAACCTATTGTTTACAGACAGTTTGTTTACAATATGCGTTATGATGAGGACGAATCAATTAAAGGCGATGTTAACATTGTACCAAAAGGTGCAGTTAACCTTGCAGTCAAAGAGACTGTAAATGTTCGCCGTATAGAGTTTCTTAATGCAACCGCCAACGAAGTTGATATGCAAATTGTTGGTAAGGAAGGCCGTGCAGCGATACTTCGTGAAGTGGCTAAAGGATTGCAAATGCCTGTAGATGACATTGTTCCATCTAGGGAAAAAGAACGGTTCCAAGATAAAGTAACGGCGCAGATGCAAGCTCAACAGCAAGCTCAGCAGCCCGCACCAACTCAACCGGACGGTTCCCCTAAAGGAGGAATGGATGGCAATACAGTGAGTAACCGTGACACTGGAGGTGCTGGATGATAAATCCAAAACCAGAGGTTATTCAGTCTTTAGCAGTAGTGTGTCGTCAATATCCTGAAGTGCTTAACTGGCTACAGGAATGGCGTGATCACGAACTACAGACGCTACCAAGTGTCTTGCAAAACACAGCACTTGCACAGGGGCGGTGTCAAGTTTTGTCAGAAGTTACTAAACTAATAAAACAGTCCCCTGAAACAATTTCAGCAAAGTCAAAATGACAGCTGTTAATTACGCACACCGATAGGAGCGATTATGTCAATACCAAAGCAAGTTCAGAAACAATCAGAGGAAGTACAAGAGTTGTATAAGCAGATTAACGGAGAAACAGAAGAAGCACAGGCAAATGCCGAGGCTACTCCTGCAGAGGCTGTTAATGATGTGGCAGAACCTACAACTTCCGACAGTGTAGAAGGACAAGCACCTCAGTCTGAGCCGGAAGGGCAAACGGAGTCAGGCGACCAAGAACCGAAACAAGATGACTGGCAACAGAAGTACAGATCGTTGCAAGGGATGTATAATGCCGATGTTCCTAGGCTTAATGCCGAGAACAGAGACCTTTCTTCCCGTGTGTCTCAACTAGAAGGACTGCTAAGCACAGTGCAGGAACCTACTCAACAAACACCAGTTCATGCTGATAAATTGATTACAGATGACGATGTTAAAGAGTATGGTGATTCCATTGCTGTTATGCGGAAAGCAGCTCGTGAGGAAGTTTCTCAAGAGATTGCACAGTTGCGACAACAACTAGGACAGCTTCAAGGTGTTTTACCTCAAGTACAACAGGTACAAGCACAACAGAAGAAGTCCGGTGAGCAAACGTTCTGGGGCGCTATTGCTAGCGAAGTACCGAATTGGAGTGATATTAACAATGATCCAGACTTTCAGTCTTGGTTGTTAGCGATTGATCCACTAACTGGTATTAGCCGACAGACTTACCTAGAGGACGCACAGAAGAATCTAGATTCAGGTCGAGTGGTTAACTTTTTTAGAACTTGGGAAGGGGCAAATGGTACGACTAATACTGCTCAAGTTGACCGTAGTGCTCAACAGTCTCAGTTACAGAAACAAGTTGCTCCGGGACGAAGCCGGAACAATGGAGTAAAAACTTCTGGACAGAACCAAACGTATACTCAGGAAGATATCAAAGAGTTTTACTCTGATGTTAGAAAGGGTAAATTTAAGGGGAGAGATGATGAGCGTGGTCGAATCGAACGTGACATTTTTGCTGCACAGCAGGAAGGTCGCATTAACGTTGCTTAATTAACTACTAACTTAAGGAGGTCATTATGGCTTACGCAACATCTCCCGGTAGCCCAGCATACACAGGAAATTTCATTCCTGAAATCTGGTCGGGAAAACTAATTGAGAATTTCTACGATGCTACAGTGCTCGCAGCAATCTCAAACACTGACTACGAAGGTGAGATCAGAAATATGGGTGATACGGTTAATATCCGAACCACTCCTGAAATCACTATTCAAACCTATGTTAAGGGTCAAACTCTATCCGTAGAGAATCCTGACAAGGCTAAACTACAACTCGTAATTGATAAAGGTGAATACTTTGCCTGTGTCGAAGACGATGTTGACCAAGTGCAGACAGACATGAATCTAATGGACATGTGGTCTAAAGACGCTTCCGAGCGTATGAAGATCAAAATTGACCAAAGGGTTTTGGCTGATGTATTGACTGGTGTATCTGCATCAAACAAAGGTCAAACAGCTGGAGCAATCTCTGGTGATATTGATCTTGGTGTAGCAGGTACTCCTGAAGCGCTTACCACTTCAAATGTAATTGGTAAAATCGTTGACATGGGAACAGTCCTTGATGAAGCTAACTGTCCAGAAGGTGGTCGCTTTCTAGTGATTCCTGCTAAGATGGCTGGTCTAATCAAGCAATCAGACCTTAAAGATGCGTCTATCACTGGTGATGGAAACACACCATTGAGAAACGGCAGACTTGGTATGATTGACCGTTTCACTGTTTATGTTTCTCACAACCTTGTAAAAAGCGGTAGTGAGTTTAGCGTACTTGGTGGACATTCAATGGGATTCACATTTGCATCACAGATGACAAATATGGAAACTATTCGTTCTGAAACAACTTTTGGAAACATCATTCGTGGTCTTCAAGTTTACGGCTATAAAGTCGTTAAGCCTGAAGCTCTTGCGACAATGATTGTAACCTTATAATAGGAGGCAAACATGGCTGCATATACAGACTCGCACGGCTATCTTAAAGGTTCTGCGGCACACCCTGCCAAAGGTCTTACTAAAGTCGGGCTAATGGAAGTCGAACTAGACTTCGCTAAGATCACTGCGGATAGAGCTACTGCAGGTGCTACGGCACTTGCTGCTGGTGATTCTATCCAAGTGCTAAGCATTCCAGCTAACACCCTAGTGATGGCGGTTGGAGCAACTACTATAACTGCTGAAGGCGCAGCATCAACATTTGACATCGGTCTAACTGGTGGCGATGTGGACGGCTTCGTTGATGGTGGTGACGCTAACGCAGCGGGCACTACTAACTCGAACGGTGCGCTTTTGATTGCTAATAACAATGGTCACTATTTTGCGACTGCAGACACTATTGATATGCTTATCGGTGTATCAGGTGCTGTAACTGATGCCGCAAAGATCAAAGTTTGGGCACTCGTAGCTGATTGTGCGTAGAAGTTAAGGCTAGGGGGGCTTAGGCCCCCCTACTCACATAGGAGTAGTTATGGCGATTGATAAATCTAAAATGGCTTGTAACAAACCTAAACGTCAAGTTCAGGGCGGTAAGAAGTTTGTTGTTAAAGCGTGTCAAAATGGTAAAGAAAAAATCATTAGGTTTGGAGATGCCAATATGAAAATTAAAAAGAATCAACCGGGTAGGCGCAAGAATTTTCGTGCAAGGCATGGGTGTGATACACGACCACCCTCCAAGATGACTGCTCGATACTAGTCGTGTAAGAAGTGGTAATATTATGGCAGCACCGAAAGTAAAATCCAAGAAAGACGCTTGTTACCATAAGGTAAAAGCTCGCTACAAAGTTTGGCCAAGCGCATATGCCTCGGGCGCTTTAGCAAAATGTAGAAAGGTTGGTGCAGCTAATTGGGGCAATAGTAAGAAGAAGAAATGATATGGGTAATGTAAGAAAAACAGAAGCTGGTGCTAACTTACAAAGATGGTTTAAAGAAAAATGGGTAGATGTAAGAACAGGCAAGCCGTGTGGAAGACAAAAGGGAGAGAGTCGTGCTTACCCTTATTGCCGCCCGTCTAAGCGAGTATCATCCAAGACCCCCAAGACGGCCTCGGAACTCACAGCTGCTGAAAAACGTAGCCGCTTGGCTTCGAAAAAAAGTTCTAAGAAGGTAAAGAGGGTTACATAGTATGGCTAAAGAATTAACAGAAAAACAAAAGAAAACTTTACAAAAGCATTCTAAACATCATACTAAGAAGCATATAATTTATATGACTAAGTTGATGAAACAAGGTAAAACATTTACAGAGTCACATAATATAACACAGAGAAAGGTAGGTACTTAAATGGCTGAAACTAAAAGATGGCTCAGAAACATCAAAGACGGTGAGATTTATGGTTGGAATGAAATTCTAGCTGAAAATCCACTGACTGAAGAAGTTACTGAGGAACAGGCGTTTCCTGAGAAACACATGCCTAAAAAACAAAAAGGTCGTCCTCCTAAAGTTAATGTGGAAACGGCTGAAAAAGATATTCCTGATCCAAAAGGTGAAACACCACCTGAGCTAGCAGAAGAAGCAAGCAAAGGTTTGGTACGAGCTAGAGATGATAAAGGTCATTATGTATCTGATGATCCAAGTACACCAGAAAACGAAGCATGGGTTGAAAAGAAGTGATATTAAATGATGTAATAACAGAGGCAAGACGAATACTACAGGATACTCTATCCCCACAGCGGTATAGTGATACTGTTTTATTAGGTTTTGCAAATCAAGCGTTAAAACGTATAGCTGTTTTGCGACCTGACTTGTTTGCTATTATTGCAGAAATACCTACTACAATAAACACTGTAGTGCAGTCAATGCCTGCAGATTCAATTCGTCTACTAGAAATTTATTCCGTAAAAGGTGGTAACGGAGTTATTGAAACTAATAGAGAAATATTAGATCAATCGTTACCAACTTGGATGAATACTACGTCAGGCCCTGCTATTAATTTTATGCGTCATGTTAGAAATGCAAATAAATTTTTTATATATCCAAAGGCCCCTGACAACCAAATATTGATTGGAGAGTATGCACAGACTCCTCCCATATATGATGGTACAACTACAGTTGCTTTACTACCCGATGCTTATTTTCCTGTTGTTATAGATGCTACTGTATTTATTGCTGAGTCTGTAGACAACGAACATGTTAATTCAAATAGAGCACAATTATTCCAAACTTCGTTTACTCAAGCTCTAGGGGTGGCTGCACAGAGCAGGTCTATCACTGATACCGAACGAGGCGGATTAGATCAGGAGGATGTTGCTTAATGGCTATATATACTGATAGAGCATTTCTTGATATTGTTAATAGATTATCTCCTAGTGTGCCCGGATGTCCTACTCCTGTTATAGAGCAATATGTTCGTGACGCTGCTATAGAAGCGTGTGAGCGAACACTAGCTTGGCGTTATGAGCAGCCTGCTATTAGGTTGGTTACTGGGGCTTATGACTATGAGTTTGATACTCCTGATGATGCTGAGGTTCATGCGTTTATAACTGCTACTGTTAATGGTAGAACTCTTACTCCTGTTACTTTAGAGCAGATGTATGATTTATATCCAAAGTGGCCACATCAAGCTGCTAACGAATATGCTGAGCCACGATATATTACTCAGTTAGACCCAGATAATTTTTCTGTAGCTCCTCTACCAGATGCTGGTACAAATTATGATGTTCGTATGATTGTGTGTCTTAAACCTTTAAGAACAGCAACAAAAATGAATAAAACTTTTTTAGATGAATTAGAAAATGTGATAATGCACGGAGCGTTACAACATTTGTTAGTGTTGCCCGATAGGACATTTAGTGATAGAGAGTTAGCTTCTTACCATGCAAAACAATTTGCGTATAAATTATCTGAGCGTAGAGCTAGAACCAATTTAGGCGTAGGAAAAGCATCCATGCGGGTGCAAGCACAAAAGTTCGCGTGAGGTAAATTATGGCTGAAACAATAAAAGTAGTACAAGGAGATGAATTACCACAAATCGTTTTGACACTTACAGACGATACGGCTAACTCAGTTTTAGATTTATCATTAAACACAACTTCTGTTTCTATAAAATTTAGAAAAAGAGGTACAACAACTACGCTATCTACAATTAGCACTACAAAGTCTACAGATGGTACAGATGGTAAAGTTACATTTAATTTTGCAAACGGCGTACTTGATGTTGAACCCGGCGAGTACGAAGGCGAAATTGTAATTAATTATAATGGGTCTCTTCAAACTGTCTATGATATTTTAAAGTTTAGAGTT